TTTTATTTAATATTTATTTATTTTAATAATTTAATTAGTTTAGATTATTAAAATATTATAAAAAAAATAATATAGAAAATATTATTTTCTAAGTTAATTATATACATGAATTCTGACAATTTAAATGTTATAACTTTTGATAATAATAAAACCAAAAGAGCAAGCAAACCAAAGAAAACAGAAGAAGATAAACCAAATGTTTTTTTAAATCAACATCAACAGGGTATTTTAGATAACTTATTAAAACCAGATGTGGAAAGACTAGAGAAGAAAAAGAATAAATATATTAAAATTATATTAAATCAAAATAATTAATATATAATTATATATATATAATGAGTCAATTATCTCAAATAGCACAGTCTACAAATTCTGATCATATTTATTTTGATTTAACGTTAAAGAATTTTGAAGCAACAACAAATGAATCAACGCCATTAATTTTTAATGAAGCTAGAAACTCACCATTTATTCCTAATTCTGGCGATTATTACATGTCTATAATACGTTTTCAATTAGATACATATTCATTACCTGTTTTTCTTGCAGATATTCAACCAGACCAAAGCAATCCTAATTTAATGATTCATTCTATAACTTTAGAATATGAAACCCCATTAGGTGTTAAAACATCAGCAGGACCTACTTATTTAGATTGGGTTCCAATTGATAAAAATATATCTGTTCCAGTTTCCCCATCTGCAAATCCTAATAAAATGCAATCTGTAAGCCCTTATTATTACGCTTATACTTTTAAACATATTATATCATTAATTAACACTGCATTAATTAAAAATATGAATTTATTAAAAACTTTAGTGAGTGGTATTAATTCAATAGATGCACCATTCATGGGTTGGGATGATATTAATAAAGTTGCTTCAATATATGGTGAAGATGCGCATTTTAATATAAATAATATTAGTACAGCACATATTAATATATATTTTAATAGCCCTTTATTTTCATTATTTAATTCATTCATGCATTTTAAATATGCCCCTACATCTCCAAATAATCAAATTTATCAATTACGTATGGAATCATATAATGGTTTAAATTTAATTAAAGATGCTTTAATTTCTGGAACTAAAACATATATAAAATTAACACAAGAGTACCCAACCATTAGTAATTGGACCCCTATATCTAGTATTGTATTTTTATCTAATACTTTGCCAATTAACCACTCACAATTATCATCACCAATTATAATAAATAATGGTATATTAGTTAGTTCTGGTGAAAATGATGCGTTCGCATCTATAATTACTGATTTAGCATCAGATGAACTTTGTTATAGACCCAATTTATTATATAATCCTACTTCAGAGTATAGATTAATAGATTTAAGAGGAAATCAACCATTAAATCATATTGATATATCTATATTTTGGAAAGATAAATATGGAAGACTTAATCAATTTTATTTATTTTCTGGTGGTAGCTGCACTATTAAGCTACTTTTTCGAAAAAAAGCTTTTAATTTATCAAATTAAAAATATTTTAATGTAAAAAAATATATATAATAAAATAAAAATATATAATATTATATATATATATAAATGTCTTCATCAGATTTTAAACTTGTTAATATCGTTGATAGTAGAATAAATGATATAACCGACCAAATTACATATGCTGTACAAACTGGAGCAGCCAGCAACACGTACCAACAGTTCAATTCTACTACTTCTAGTACATCACAGATTAGTTTTAATGTTTCCGTTCCTTCTGAATCAATTGTTGTATCACGTGATATTCAAATGCAAACAACTTATACTTTTACTTTAAGATTTGGAAATGCTACTACTGGTGCGCAAATTGCAAATGCTTCATCTGTTTGGCAATATGGCCAAAATTTATCATTTAATGCTTTCCCTGTCGCACAAACTATGACAACTATATCATCGACTATAAATAATGCAAACGTTTCATGTAACGTCCAAGATGTATTACCTCAATTAATAAAATTATTAAAACCAGAAGAATTACAGAAATATAATGGAACTACTCCAACCATGCCTGACGGCGCATATAAAGAATATACAAATGGAGATGCTGGAAATAATCATGTTCTTGCATCATATATAAAATCTGGATATAATAATAGATTATTACCTCGTGGCGCTCATCCTATAACTATTAAAGCGGTTAGACATTATATATCTGCTGGTGGAACTGATACATCATTTATATCTACAGCAGTTACCGATTATTGGGTAGTAGTTTGCGAGGCTAATTTTACAGAACCATTATTTTTATCACCTTATATGTTTGCAGGAGATAACCAGTATAATAACCAAGGATTTGTTGGTATTAATACGTTAACATTAACATGTAATTTAGATTCGACATTAAAAAGGTTTATTTCATATTCTGGGGCTCGTTTAACTGGAGGAGGTGTTGCTATACCATTTAGTGTTGAATTTGGTGACCCTGTAGGTATTGCTGCAGTTGCTATAACTGAACCTGTTAAATCAAAATTATTATTAAACTTTTTATCAACACAGCCAACACAATTAATCAAAGCTCGTAATATTGTTCCTTACAATGATTTTCCAAGATGGATTAGTCAATATAATTCAACTATTGTTGCTGGTGCATCAGCAACTATAACATCAAATAATATACAATTAAATCAACTTCCTGATTCATTTATAATTGTTGCTCGTCAAAGATTATCAACTTTAACTCCTCGCGAATCATCTTCATTTTTACCAATTAGAAAAATTAGTGTAAATCTAAACAATAGTTCTGGACTATTAGCATCTGCAACTACTGAAGATTTATATAATATTAGTGTTGCTAATGGTTCATATCAAAATTGGTATGAATTTTACGGATACGCTAATTCATATACTGCTGGACTTGCAAATGCGGCTGCTTATACTTTAACTCCAACTGGCGGGTCAATGCTAATTTTAAATCCTGCTCGTGATTTATCTATCCCATCGTATTTGTCATCTGGTTCAATCGGGCAATACTCCTTTACTATAGATTTAACTGTTGTTAATAATGGAACTGCTGATATATCCCCTGAAATATGTATTATTGCTGTTAATTCTGGAATCTTCACAACAATCGCCGGCAGTAGTTCTATTTATACTGGAATATTAACTAAACAAATGGTTTTGGATTTACAAAATTCATCAAATGATACTGTATCTAGTGGACAATATCAACGTTTGGTAGGTGGTTCATTAAATAATATTGTGGCAAGTGCCATTAAAAGTATACCAATGGTAAAACAAATAGTTGATAATTTCAGTGGTGGTGCTTCATGTGGTGGTGCTTCATCTGCTGGTTCTCGTAAGCTTGATTTATTAAGTATGTAATATTACCATTTAAAATAAATAATTTAATTTAAAAATTATATATATCTAATAATATATATATATAATGTTTACATTTGATAATGAATATAATAGAAATTTAAGTAATAAATATATTAATAATTTAAGAAATAAAGAAAATGAAAATCAACCTGAAATATTCGGTGGTTCTAATATGAGATTTATAGGAGGTGGAGATGTTTATAGAAATAATACATTACAATCATATTATAAAAATGTTAATGATGATAAAACATATATTCAACCTGGAACTGTAAGTGGATATCCTCAATTTAATATGATAGAATTAAGAGAATTAGACAGTAAACCATTAATTAAAGTATCACCTATGCAAGGTGGAAAAAATAATATAAATATGGATGGTGGTTTTAATTTTAGTGATATAATAAGTAGTTTAAAATCAGTTGCAAAACCTGCAATTTCATCTATATTAGATGTAGGGGCTCCAATTTTAGGGGAAGCTGTAGGTGGACCAATTGGTGCAATTGGGGCAACTGCTGCAAGAAATATTTTAAAACAAAAAACAGGATATGGAAGAACTAAAATTAAAAAAGTTGCTGGTGTTGGTGTATTATCAAAAGTAAAAACACCAAAAACTAAAAAAATATCACCAACTATTGTTGAACCTATTGTTGAACCTATTGTTAAAGGTGGAAAAAGAACAAGAAAATCAAAATCAAAATTAGAAGCTGTAATAGATGCTGTAAATTTAGAAGTTAAACCAAAAGAAACTAAAACAACTAAATCAAAAACAACTAAAAATATAAATAGTAGTGGTGGATTAAAAAAAAGATTTGAAATAGTAAAACAAATAATGAAAGAAAAAAATTTATCATTACCTGCTGCTTCTAAATATGTTAAAGATAATAAATTATATTAAAGCTGTTTTAATGTGAATTAATTTTAATATAAAATATTTTATATATATAATAATATATATATAAATGTCATTGCCAAAATATCATGAACACGATTTAACTAATGAACAAATATTAAATCGCGCAAAGAAGCAAGTTATTAATAAATTTAAACAAAAATTTAGTTTATTACCAGAAAACCAAGAAGAAGAAATAAAAGCAACATTTACACCTTCATTATCAATTGATAATGATAATGATGTTATTAATATTATTGATATTATTAATAAAACTATTTCATATGTTATTTCAATAAAATCATTTATAGTTCCATATAATGCATCAATTAAAGCAGAAAAAACAGTTGAATTAAAAGAGTTAGAAAAGGAATATAAAAAAAATCTAGAAAAATTAAAAGGTTCTGGATTATCTAATGATGCTAACCAAAAATTAATAATGTTAAATAATGGAATAGAAATATTTAAAGCTGGTAATAAATTAAATGATGAACTTGATAGAGCACAAGAATATTTATCAGATATAGTCAAAGAATTAGAATCATTTAAAAAAGATATTAAACCTTTAGAAAATGATATACAAGATTTAAGAAATGAACTAGACCGTCTAAAAAAAA